CATGGTATTTTAAATGAAGATCAATATTCACAATCAGATATATATAATCCTCCATGGGATAAAATCCTTAATAAAACAGATGGTAGCATGACGCCAATAATAGATGATAAGAAAGATAATAATCATAATATATATGAATCCGATTAATTTTTTTAAGTCTTTAAATTAATAAAACGCATTTATTAATTTAAAAAAGTTTAAAAATAAAACCTATTTTATTCAATAATGTCTTCCATGGGAATTACAGAACAAACCCAAATTCAAAATATATTTTTTGCAAAAGATACTATTTCAGAATTGAATAAAACAATATTACAAAATCAAATATTACAAAATCTACCACGTGAAAGTAAACAAGAAATAATAGATATATTAATTAAAAATATGAAAATAGTATATAAGAATTTGGATATTTCTAAAATCAATCAATCTAATATTCAATCAATACACGGACAATTTAAAAAAATTTCACTTGAACAAACTATAAGTGATATTAATAAACATACAAATTATTTAAAATCACCAACTGAATTGAAATTTCAACGTGATTTCACATCTAATCCTAATAAAGGAAATAAATTAATGGATAGACCAGAATCGACAAAAGGTGATCAAATGATTAAACAACCAGTGTTAACAAATACTAAACCAGGAGTTAATTTTAATTTAAATTCTAATACTAATAATTTCGATGATGCATTTAAACCAATGATAGATAATATACAAATGGTTTCTGAATCAGTTAAACCTGGATCTACTATTATACCCGAACAAAATGTATTTAATAATTATAGTATTGATAAAAATGTTGAAGATATTAAAACACGAATGCAAGTTATACAACAATCAAGAGATAATGAACTGGCTTCAAAACAACAAAGACCAAGCACTCCTGAATTCTTAAAACCTAAGAAAACAAGTGTAAAACAAGAAGAAACATTAACTAATGTTCATAATAATACAAATACTAACAATACTAAATCAAGTATTCCTGATTTTAAAAATATGAATTCAATGCAATTTAATGAGAATTTTAATGGTTTACTTAATGATACAGGTGATAATTTATATAGTTTAGATAATATAGATAAATTATTAGTAGATACTGAAGTAGTTGAAGATCCTGCTGATTTTGAAGATAGACTCAAAAGATTACAATCAGAAAGGAGTAATATAGCAGCACCTAAACCACAATCAAAAATTGATTTTACAAGTTCAGATTATCCAACAGATAATATGCAACAACAAATGCAACAAATGCCACAGCAAATGCAACAAAAAATGCCACAGCAACAAATGCAACAAATGCAACAGCAAATGCAACAAATGCCACAGCAACAAATGCAACAGCAAATGCAACAAATGCCACAGCAACAAATGCCACAGCAACAAATGCCACAGCAACAAATGCCACAGCAAATGCCACAGCAAATGCCACAGCAAATGCCACAGCAAATGCCACAGCAGCAAATGCAACAGCAACAAATGCAACAGCAAATACCACAGCAGATACCCTATCAAATACCGCAACAAACAAGTAATAATAAACTAGCAGAATTAAAAACAAATATTCAGTCTCATAATATTAATATAAATGATAATTTATCACAGAAAATGCAACAATATCAAGAGAAAATAAATTATTTAGAAAAAGAAAATAATGAGTTAGTTAATTTAATAAAAAAATTAGAAAATGATATTAATAATTCTAATGAATTAGAAAAAATTACACAAATTAAAAATCAAATAGCAACGGAATTTGCTGAATTATCAATTAAGAATGAAAATATAGAGTCATTAAATTCAAATTTGAAATTAAAAGAAGTTCAAATAAATACGAAAGAGGCAAAACTAAATGAGTTAATTACAAAGTATGATTATTTATTTAAATCAGAATATATTCAGTTTGAAGTTTCTGATGTAGAAAATAAATCTAATTATACATGGTCATTAGATATAATTAAAAATATTATTGGTATAAAATTAGCTACATATTCAATTCCTTTACCAAGATTTAACATCGAAGAAAATAAAAATAATATATTTACATTTAAGTTAAATGATAAAGAACATACAGTTAATTTAGTAACAGGTAAATATACTATTGATGAACTTTTAACAATATTAGATGAAAAAATAAAAAAAATTAATAAAACATTATCAATTTATATAAATACAGAACAAAAAGTAATTTTTAAATCATCTAATGTTGAAGATAATATTATTATTATAAATACAATGTTATCAAAAGAAAATTTAGGCTTTTTAGTAAATACCACAGAACAAAATACAGATCAAAATATTGTAGAAAAGAATACTACTAAACAAAATACAGATCTAAATATTGTAGAAGATCAAACTACAGAAGAGAATACTACAGAAGAGAATATAACTGAACAAAATACAGATCAAACTGTAAAACATAATACAAAAAATTATAATATTCAAATTGCTAATAAATGTTGGGATTTAAGAATTGACAATAAAGTTTATTTATATTTAACTAATTTATCAGATGAAATACCATTTGGTATTTTATATTTTAATGGAAGTGCTGTAAGTCAATTTAAATTTGAAAAACCATTTAATTTAACAAAATTAGACGTTGTTTTTAAAGATTCATATGGTATGCCATATAATTTTCATAATCTTCCTCATTCATTAACATTTATAATTGAAAAGATTAATTAACATTTTTGATAGAAAAGATTAATTAACATTTATAATTGAAAAGATTAATTAACATTTTTGATAGAAAAGATTAATTAACATTTTTGATAGAAAAGATTAATTAACATTTCTAAAAAACTCTTTCCGCATACCATTCATTTCTTCATCTGATTTAATATTTTTTGTGACATACTCAAAACTATTACCTTTAACTAAATTTAAAATGAAATTCATAGAATATACACCACATTCAGAGTCTTCAAATTGGTGTTGTATATGATTATATTTAATATCAAATTGCCCATTTAATAAATTATTAAGATGAACTTTAGTATTTTTATTTATTTTAGATGTGTGCATTTTTTTTAAATCAGATATAACATCATTGATTGGTAGATTTCTATTATATTTTTTAGAATATAAATATTTAGTCATTTTATTAATAAATTTACGTATTCTTTTTGGTGGTTCTTTACCAAGTGAATCAAAATAATAAATTTGGTTTTTCATAATATCATTATATAATGCTACCCAATGCGATCCATCTTTCCAATGTTCATCCAAGTTTATTATTAAACCAATTTTTGTTTTACCATTTGATTTTAATGTATCAAAATTTAAATTATGAATACCTAATATAGGTAATTCATCAAAATCTACTGGAACAGCACCCAAAAATAAAAAGTCTTTATAAACAGTATGATATTGATTAATCACTGCATTTATATGGGTAGTTGTTAACCATTCATATTTCCCCGGTGGTCCTTTTGGTTTAAATGTATTATGAACAATATCTGGATTTTCTAATTCTTTTACAATATCTAACCTTATCCAACATGTTTGATCAGAACATTTATCTGCTAATCGTTTTTCTAATTCATTAACTAATTCTGGTTTTGTAAGATTTAAATCTATTTTATTTTTAGTATTTTTATTATTATAATTAAGTGCTATTTTTTTTAATACATCTATAGTAAAACATGATCCATCTGTATATTTTTTACTTGGTGCACATTTTGTATCATACTCTTTATGTATCATTATAAATATTATTAGATTTTATTAATTAATTTAATTAAAAATTAATATTATAATTAATTTAATTTCTATTTTATTAATATATAATGTCATATTATGAAAAATATTTAAAATATAAAAACAAATATATTCAATATAAAAATAAATTAGGAATGAATATGCAGGGTGGTAGCAAGTCTAATGTAAATAAAGCGGATATTTTAAATATTGATAATTTAACTGCAACACCAACAATAAATATAGAACTTACTCGAACTAAATACCCATCTAAGGATATGTTAACTGCTACCCCACACTTATC